ATACACATGGTACGAGTCACCAACATACCGCTTGCGTGCAGAATCAACAGCTAACGGATCAGTAACAGTTGGTTACTACGGATTCGGTGCAATCGCAACTAAGGTTGCAGCTGGCGCATTCAAGAATAACAAGCAGTAAAAACTCACTAAGTCACTCTGGGGAGTAGTAGCCCTCTACTCCCCAGAGTCTTAAGAAAGGATCATCATGGCACTTACAACAGTCTCAGAACTCCGTGCAACACTCGGAGTCGGTACTTTGTATCCAGATGCAACCCTTCAAGAGGTCTGTGATGCAACGGATGTTGTCCTTTTGCCTATGCTTTGGCAGAACGAAATCTATAACACTCACCAGAGCCTCACAAACAATGTGGCAACTCTTTACTTTGGTCAGGACATATCTCAGGACTTCTATGTCGGTCAAAGCGTAATCATTACTAAAAACGGAAGCCCATATAACGGCACTAAGACAATTACTGCCATTGGTTCAGGCTCACTTTCATATGCTGCAACTGGAGCAGATCAAGGCGTTCACGCCATCCAGCCTTTTGGAATTGTTGCAGGTACAGTCACTGACTATGCAACTGACACAGCAGTCCAGCAAGCAGCTTTAATGATATCTGTTGAGATCTGGCAAGCGCGTACAGCCACCCTTTCAGGCAGTAACGCTGTAGATTTCCAGCCAAGCCCTTACCGAATGAGCGCACAGCTTCTCGCTAAGGTGCGAGGATTGATCGCGCACTGCTTATCACCTAACTCTATGGTGGGCTGATGCCAGTTGCCGTCACTACTCTTAGAACCACTTTAGCAACTGCTTTAGTAGATAATGCCAAGTGGCAGACTTTTGCTTTTCCACCTGCAACAGTATTGGCTAACTCTGTGATTGTGTCTCCGGACGATCCTTATCTAACACCGAGCAACAATCAGCACATCACAATCAGCCCTATGGCTAACTTTAAGATTATTATGACTGTGCCTTTGTTTGACAACGAGGGAAATCTTAACGGCATAGAAGATACTGTTTGTAGCGTGTTCGCAAAGCTCGCAGCATCATCTTTAACCTATAATGTAAGCGCAATCAGCGCACCAAGTATTCTCAATGCTGCATCAGGCGATCTGCTGAGCTGCGAGATGTCCGTCAGTATCCTTACGAGTTGGAGTTAATATGTCCGAGTGGGAAAAAGAAAACGAAGCCTTCCTGAAGAAAATCGGGCAGGTTAGCACACCAACACCAAAGCCAGTAACTAAGAAAGAAGAGGAATAATCTCATGGCTGTATTTCTAAATAACAATGTGGGCGTGAAGATTAACTCTGTTGATCTTTCAGACCATGTAACAGCAGTAACAATCAACCGCGTATTTGATGAGCTAGAAGTAACCGCAATGGGTGACTCAGCACATAAGTTCGTCAAGGGTCTAGAGTCATCAACTGTAACTATTGACTTTCTAAACGACACAGCATCAGCAAATGTATTGGCAACACTACAAGCTGCATGGGGAACAACTGTTACAGCAGTATTCTTGCAGACAAAGGGAACAGCAGTATCTGCTACAAACCCTCTGTACACAGTCTCATTGCTAGTCAATAACACAACAGACATCAATGGTGCTGTTGGCGATATCGGCACACAGTCAATCACATTTACTGCTAACTCAACAGTTGCAGTAGCATCAACAGGCACATTCTAAACAATTAAACAAAGGGGCAAACCATGGCAAAACTAAAGATAGTTCGTACGGATGGAAGCGTACTTGAAGGCGAGATCACCCCAGCGGTGGAATATTCGTTCGAGCAGTACGCTAAAAAGGGCTTCCATAAGGCGTTTCGCGATGAAGAAAAGCAAAGCGATGTCTATTGGTTAGCATGGGAAGTAACACGCAGAGCAGGTGAATCTGTTAAGCCTTTCGGGATTGACTTCATCGAAACACTTAAAAGTGTTGAGGTGCTTGACTCAGACCCTTTAGCTTAAAGCGCGATCTTCCGTTCACCTATCTAATCGCTAGGCTAAGCATTAGATTGGGGATTGCGCCACAGCAGTTGTTAGACCTAGATAAGACCATGCTCGATGCATTAGTGCAAGGGCTTAAGGATGAAGCAAAGGAGGCTAGTGATGCGCATAGAAATCGAAGGCGTTAAACAAACTCGCAAAGCCATCCGACAATTTGCTCCAGAATTGAACAAAGAGTTGAATGCTGAACTTAAAGCAGCACTAGCTCCTATTGCTAAAAAGGCTAAAGGCTTTGTTCCTTCTGATTCTCCGATGTCTGGATGGGCTGGGCGTTCATTCTCGGAAGGCAAGTTTCCAATTTATAATGCTCGCACAATTCGTTCTGGAATAGGCTTTACCACTAAAGCAGGTAAAGCAACTCGATCTGGATTTACTTCTAACGCAAAGATTTATAACAAGTCTGTTGCAGGTGCTATCTATGAGACAGCAGGTCGAGCCAATAACGGACAAGGACAGCCGTGGGTCGGCCCTAAAGCTGGTGGCACTTCTAAGAAAGTCAGTCGATCAGTTAATCCTAATGCTGGAGAAAAGTTCATTGAAAACTTGCCACCATTAACCAAAAGTCTTAAGGGTCAAGGCCGCTTAATTCTTAAAGCGTGGGCACAGGATCAAGGCAAGGCTTACGGAGCAGCCATCAAAGCCATAGACAAAGCAGAGCGAAAGTTTATTGACAAGTCTAAATCTACTACGCTTAGGAAGGCTGCCTGATGGCTATTGATATTAACATTGGGTCGAAGTTAGATGCTAAGGGATTTAAGCAAGCTGACACAGCTCTTAACAAGTTAAACAAAAGCAGTAAGAATGTTGCTAGAAATCTGGGCTTAGCCTTTGGCACAGCAGCAGTCTTTGCTTATGGCAGAGCTTCTCTTAAAGCCTTTGTAGAAGATGATAAGGCTGCAACCTCACTAGGACAGACTCTCAAGAATCTTAATCTTGCCTATGGATCAAACATTGGCACAGTCAATGGCTTTATTTCTCGCCTTGAAATGCAGACAGGTGTGCTCGATGATGAGCTTCGTCCAGCAATGGATCGCTTGCTTCGTGCAACAGGTGATGTAACCAAGTCTCAGGAATTGCTAGGACTTGCACTCGACATCGCAGCAGGAACTGGCAAGTCAGTCACTCAAGTTTCTCAAAGCTTACAGAAAGCATACTTAGGACAGACTCAAGCACTTGGTCGCTTAGGTGTAGGACTTAGCAAAGCTGAATTATCATCATCATCATTCGAGGAAATCCAGCAACGACTATCAGAATTGTTCGCTGGTCAGGCAACAGCAGCAGCCGATACTTATGCAGGTTCACTGGCTAAACTAACGATTGCCGGCAATAACGCTAAAGAAACTATTGGAAAAGGCTTAGTCGATGCATTAAGAACTGCATCAGGATCTAGCACTATCGATCCAACAGTTGAGGGAATTAATAAAGTTGCAGAAGCGATTGCTGGTTTAATTCGTGAGACAGGCAAGTTCATTGCTATCACTAAAGCCAATTTCAATCTTAAGAATCTTTCATTTTTCTATCAAGATCCTACTGCTTTTCAGGGCATGGGTAATATATCCCTTACCAAGTCCTCACAGGATACACAGAAAGCAGATGCAGCAGCTAAGAAATCAGCAGCAGCTCTAGCCAAGCTCACAGGCACTCAAGCAAGCAACCAAGCCAAGATCCTAAAGGATAAGAGACTTGCAACTGCCATTGACAAGGCTAACCTTGCCCTTCTCAAGGGCGAAGAAATCTTTGACATGGACAAGATCCAGATTGCAGCAGCTCTCACTAATCAGGCTGAGCAATTAGGCAAGGCAACTACTTCATCTCAACGCCTACAAATTGCCAATGATGTTGCTCGTCTAAATGTTAAGCGTTCAATCCTTGCACTAGAAGATGCTATTGCCTCTAAGGATGAAGCAGCAATTACTGCTGCAACAGCTAAATTAAATGAAGATCTGAAAATTCTTAATGCTCTTAGCAATCAAAAGACACAAATGGTGTCTATTCAGTCAATTCTTGATAGCCTGAAGCCAAAGGACTTGATCAATCAGGCTAATCTTGATGCAGCTCTGGCTAAGATAGCAGAAATGATTCGGTTGCTCGCCCAAGCAGGTTTAGCAGCTAATGCTCCCATTCCTAGAAGTGGCACACTTGGATCAGGGATTCCAGAGGGTGATTACATCGCCCCTATTCCTTTGGAAGTGGGCAAAAATGCTTCCATAGATGCGCTTATTGAAGCTTCTGAGGCCATTCAAGAACGTGCCAACGCTTTCGCTATGTTATTAGATTTACAAACAGAATCAGACATGAAGGCTTTGGCTGAGAGTTCATTAGCAATCAAGACCGGTGCAGATCTTTTCAATCTTGAAGATGTACAAAGACGATCTATGCTGCAAGGTCTAACAGGCGGAGCAGGTGTATCAGGTGCGGTAAGCGGATCGAGATACGCTGCACAAGCAGCCAATGCTTATAACATTACAGTCAATGCTGGTGTGGGCGATCCAGAGGCGATTGCTAGAGCTTTGGAAGATTACATCCGTCAGTCCTACCAGCGAGGCACCAGCTCTACAGGACTTCTTGCAGTATGACATGGCTCCCAGAATGGCGTATTACAGTAGGCACAACTGTCTATACAAATGTAACTTCCGTTAATTTGGTCATCGGTCGAATTGATATCGATCGCCAATGCCAAGCAGGTTATGCTCGCATGGACATCATTAATTCAACAAATGCTCTTTTTGACATAGATGTCACAGACATTCTAAGCCTAGAACTTAAAGACAGCACAGGCACATATGTGCCTGTATTCGGTGGCACAGTCTCAGACTTCTCCACTTCAGTCAGAAGCCCAGAAGAAACAGGCTTTGTCACTCTTGGCACAATCCTTGCTGTGGGTGCTTTGGCTAAACTGCCTAAGGCAATCTATACCGATGCTGTAGCTCATAATCTTGATGGCGAGCAGATTTCTATAATCCTTGCAGATCTCTTAGTCAATGAATGGCAAGAAGTAGCACCCTCACTGCAATGGGTAAATTATGATCCAACGACCACATGGGCTAATGCCGAGAATGTAGGATTGGGCGAGATTGATACTGGTCTTTACGAGATGGACAACCTCAGTGCAGCAGATCGCAATACGCAAACTTTGGTGCAACAGATAGCAGACAGCGCGCTTGGAACGCTTTACGAGGACAAGCAGGGTCGCATCGGTTATGCAGACGCGGATCATAGAAGTAACTATTTAGCAGCTAATGGATCTACACAGTTGGACGGCAATTACGCAACCCCTGCTAGCGTGAAGTCAATTTTACAGATTGGCAAGATTCGTAACAGCGAGATTGTGCGATATGGCAATGACTATGGCAGCACATACTCAGCCACAGATGATGCGTCAATTACTACCTATGGCCGCTATCAAAGAACATTTGACTCAAATATCCGCTTTCTGGCGGATATTGAGGACATTATCGAGCGTGATTTATCCCTGCGCTCGGTACCTAGAACACAGCTTGATCAGATTACTTTCAGACTTGATAATCCAAACATGCCATCTGCGCAATTAGATAACCTTATAAACCTTTTCTTTGGCCAGCCAGTGGTTATCACTAACCTACCCTTCAACATGTTCGAGGGGTACTTTTCAGGCTTTGTAGAGGGCATTTCAATGAGAGCAACACCGACCTTTGTGGACATGACTATTTATGTCTCACCAACAGACTTTTCTCTTATAGCCCCAACATGGGCAACAGTACTTCCAACTAACACCATCTGGAGTGGCGTAAATGGTACACTACAGTGGTCTAAAGCGATCGGAGCTCTCACCTAATGGCAACAACAACCCCTAATTTTGGTTGGGCAGTACCAACCAGTACAGACCTAGTTAAAGATGGCGCAGTAGCCATTGAGACGTTAGGCGATTCCATTGATGCTTCACTTGTTGATCTAAAGGGTGGCACTACGGGTCAAGTACTTTCTAAGGCATCTAACACAGACATGGACTTTTCATGGATTGCTGCCGGTGGTGGATCGACATTTTCTGGAGCTTCAGTTAAAAGAAGTTCAACTCAACAAACTATGTCAAACAATGCCTATACAACTCTTAGTTTTGATACAGAAAATTATGATGTAGATAACTACTGGACTTCAGGCAGTCCAACTAGAATAACAATTCCAACAGGTAAAACAGGAAAGCATTTACTTACCTTTACTATAACTGTTGAACCAAACGGCACAGGCGGAAGAATTGTAAAACTACAAAAAAACGGCACAGACATTTACTACGGCACTTGGGCTGCCGCTGCTCCAGCGGGTATCGAGTCAAGCATTAACAGCAGCGTGGTTCTAAATCTAACTGCTGCAGATTATCTTGAAGTCCTTTACTTTCAAAATAGCGGTGGTGGGTTATTAACAGGCACAGGCGCAGCTGCCGCTAATCTACAAATTACTTACTTAGGAGCATAAAATGGATTTATCTTTAACAATCATTGAAAATTATCCTGAATTAACAGTAAGTGATTTTCTTAATGGAAACATTGAACTGCGCGATGATGGTGATGGCATTGTTTATATTAACAAATGGGATTACTCAAAGCCTATTCCAGACGGACTTAAACTAGGCAAGTGAAGCCTAAACTTTCTAAAGCTGCTTCCCAGTTAAGAGAGCAGATAGATGACTCGTTTCCAGATCGTGACCGCACATCGGATGGTTGGATCGGTGATACCCGACACGCTGCTCGCAAGTCAGATCATAATCCAGATGAGCAAGGCTGGGTACGCGCCATCGATGTGGACAAAGATCTCCACAAAAGTGGCAAGCCCGACATCATGGGAGATCTTGCTGATCAGCTTCGCACCTTATCCAAAGCACAAAGAGACACGCGTATTGCTTACATCATTTATGATGGAAGAATCTGCTCACACATCCTTAACTGGAAGTGGCGCAAATACACAGGGGCTAACAAACACACTAAGCACATGCATGTCAGCTTTAAAAAAAAGGCTGACAATGATAGTGCTTTTTTTCAGATACCTATGTTAGGCGGAGAAGATGAACGAACTAAAAAAGATGTCAGGATCATGGATCAGAGCGTTTCTAACAGCTGCACTTGCACTTGTCGCTGCCGGGGAGCAAGACCCTAAGAACATCGCTTACGCGGGAGCTCTAGCAGTTATCCCACCTGTTCTGCGCTGGCTTAATCCTAAAGACGAGTCATACGGCAGAGCAGAGTAATGACACAGTCCGACTTCTTCACGCTTTACCTTGCCACCATTGCAGCTCTCGGTGGCTTGTCTGGCTATGTAATCACACACCTGTTGTCTGAGATCAAAAGACTCAACACGCGAGTCGATGAGATCTATAACATATTGCTTGACAGG